ATGTAGATTCTCGTGCTGTTGCTTTGCAGGAAACTCTAGACACAGAACTATCTCGTAATGGGTGGACTTGGGGAACTGTTCCTGTAACTTTCCAACCTTACTGGTCATATGGTGCGCTCGATACTGTTCTTACGATGCGTATCTGGGAGCAGTTCTATGAGAAGTGCGGTCCAGAAGGTCCATACAACAAAGCCTACGAAATTGAAATGGCTGCTCGAAAGATTGTTACTCGTATGGAAATCAATGGTGCTCGCGTAGATATTGAGTATTCAAAAAAGAAGTACGAAGAATTAAACAACTACACAGAATCTGTAAAAGAGTGGGCTAAGGCTAAATACAACGGTGTTTCCATCACGAGCAATATTCAACTTGTTCGGTTGTTTGAAAGTCTTGGTGGGGAAATCAATGAATACACTCCAAGTGGAAATAAGTCTTGCACTAAAGACCAACTCAAACTTCTCAGCATCAATGGAAATGAAGAAGTAAAAGAACTTGCAGGTACAGTCTTGAAACAGCGTAAGGCTGACAAGATTGCTGGAAGTTACTTCCTCAACTTCATCAACAAGAATGTTGACGGATTTGTGCATCCATCTGTTAAGACGATGGGTGCGCGTACTGGTCGTATGTCAATCACTGACCCAGCGTTGCAGACTCTTCCAAAGGGTGACGATGTAGTTCGTACTGCGTTCTTGCCTAAGGACGACGACCATGTAATTATCACTTCTGACCTTGACCAAGTTGAGTTCCGTATGTTTGCTTCGTTGTCTCAGGACCCAAACTTGATTCAACTATTCCATCGTGCTGATGCAACTGGCTCTGACCCATTCACCGAAATTGGTCGTGAGGTTTATCAGGACCCATCTATGACTAAGGCTGATAAGCGACGTAACCTTATTAAGGGTGTTGTTTATGGTCGTCTCTACGGTGCTGGTGTAGCAAAGCAAGCACTTACTGCTGGTGTACCTGAAGCACAGATGCGAGCCGTGTCTGACTCATTCGACTTAAACTATCCTGGGATGATTTCATTCCAGAAGCAGATTGAAGATATTGGTATGCGTCGTTTGCGTGCTGAGGGTCAGGGTTATGTTCACACTTGGACTGGTCGTCGATTGCCTTGTGATGATGATAGAACTTACACACTTGTGAACTACTTGATTCAGGGTGGTGCTGCTGAGGTGTTTAAGTCAAACCTCATCAAGTTAGACCAAGCAGACCTCACTGAACTTTTAATTGTTCCTGTACACGATGAAATTGTTCTCAACTGTCCTCGTGGACAAGAGCAAGAGATTATGAGAATCGTGCAGGAGTGCATGACAACAACTGAGGGCTGGGCAGTTCCGCTCACTTCAGGTATCGATGGACCAATGGAAACTTGGGGAGAAAAATATGCGTAAACATATTCTGTCAGTAGACCCTGGTAAGGCAACAGGTATTGCTTTCCTTAGTTGGACTAAGGGAGAAGAGCCAGAACTTCTAAGAAGTTGCGAGGTACAACCAGAACAGTATGCAGAAGTCATTAGAGACCTTATGCATAGTTTTGATATGGACTTTTCTACTCTTGAAGTCGTGTGCGAGAAGTTTACAATCAACGCTCAAACTGTTCGTAATTCTCAAGCCCCGTACAGTTTGGAACAGATTGGTGTTCTCAAGCAGATTCTTCAGGACTTTGAGTTAGACCGTGAAAAGATTGTTTGGCAGACTCCAGCAGATGCAAAACGTATGTTCCCTAACGAAGCCCTGAAGACTCTTGAGTACTGGCATAAGGGTGGAGAAGGTCACGCAAATGACGCTATTCGCCACGGTTTATTGAGAATAGTAAAGAGTGGCTGGATTCCTAGAAAACTGCTACAATAAAACTTACTAGTGAAAAACAATTACACTTGTAAAAAAGTGTGCTAGTATGTTCACACATACGGAATGACAAAAAAGAAGGATTCAAATGGCAGTAACAGCAAACCTTGACCCAGATGGTCAGCACATTCGGCTAGATGTCGAATGGCGTTATAAAGAATTATGTAAGAGTATTCCCGGCTCGTCGTGGTCAGCATCTGACCAAGTATGGCGATTGCCTTTAAGTTGGTCTAGTTGCCTAGCACTTCGCTCTACGTTTAGAGATGATTTGATTATCGCTCAAGAGTTAACCGATTGGGCTATGAATGAACTTGCTACTCGAATTACTCCAGCAAATGAACTTCGAGATTTAGAAGAGTTTGTTGACCCAAATAATGAAGACTTGTTTCCACATCAGCGTGCTGGTGTAAAGTTCTTGGCAACTGCAAAGCGTGCTTTACTTGCTGACGAGCCAGGGCTTGGTAAGACTGCACAAGCAATTCGTGCTCTTAAGGAACTTAAGGAACAGGGTGAGGATGTATTTCCTGCTCTTATTGTTTGTCCTAACACTTTGAAAAAGAATTGGGCGCGTGAGTTTGCTCGTTGGTATCCCGGAATTACTACGCAAGTTATTAAGGGAACATCTACTCAACGCAAGAAGCAGTTTGACACTCCTGCAGATGTTTACATTATCAATTGGGAATCACTACGCTCTCACTCACGCCTAGCACCTTATGGTTCTGTTGCTCTTGCACGTTGCGTTAAGTGTAAGGGTCTTGATGAAAAAATTTCTGAGAACCGTTGTGAAGTCCACTTGCGTGAACTTAATGAGATTGATTTCAAGGCTGTAGTTGCAGATGAGATTCACCGTTCCAAAGACCCGAAGTCTAAGCAGACTCGTGCGCTTTGGGCAGCAACTGGTGATGCAAAAATTCGTTTTGCTCTTACAGGAACTCCTGTAGCCAACAACGTAGTTGATATGTGGTCTATTCTTCACTGGCTGTCTCCAGAGGATTGGTCTTCAAAGACAAAGTGGATTGACCGTATGGTTGACACAATGCTCAATGCATTTGGCGGAATGATGGTTCTTGGTGTGAAGCCTCATATGGAGGATGAATTCCAAAAGACAATTAGTCACCATATGCGTCGTATGCTCAAGGCTCGTGTGCTTCCTTGGTTGCCACCAGTATTGAATGACCGTCGTGACATCGAAATGTCTGCAAAGCAGAAAAAGGCTTACGAGCAAATGCGTGACACTATGATTACCGAACTGGAATCTGGTGAAGCATTGTCTGCACCTAGCGTTCTTACTCAGACTATTCGTTTGCTTCAGTTTGCTAGTTCCTACGCAGACATTGTTGTTGACGAATTTACTGGAGAACCTAAGGCAGTTTTGTCAGAGCCTTCCTGTAAGGTCGATTCACTTATGGATGATATTAAGAGTGGTGACTTCGGAGACGATTCCGTAGCAGTCTGTGCTGTATCTCGTCAGTTGATTGAGTTGCTAAGTAAGGCTCTTACAAAGGCTGACATTCCACACGGTCTAATTACTGGTGCTCAAGATGAAGATGAACGTCAACAGGCTGTAGATGATTTCCAGTCAGGAAAGATTAAGTGGATTCTGTTTACTGCTCAAGCAGGTGGTGTTGGTATCACGCTAACTGCTGCTCGTCGTCTAGTGATGCTTCAACGTCCGTGGTCACTTGTTGACCACAAACAGGCTCTTGACCGCGTACACCGTATCGGTTCTGAGATTCACGATTCTGTCATTATTACTGACTATGTTACTGAGGGAACTATTGAGGAACGTGTTCTTCAGGTTCTGGAAACTAAGGCAGATAACTTTGAACAGATAGTTCACGACAAGGCAAAACTTCTCGATTTGCTTAAAGACGACAAATCAGGTAAGTTGTAATGCAAGTACAAAGGACGGATAATAAATGACAGGAATTGTACGTCTCTCCAACTCGGAGATTCAGACATTTAAGGATTGTCGTCGTCGGTGGTGGTTTACCTATTACCGTCGTCTCAAGCCTCGTAATCAAGACTTCACAGGTGCGCTTGCGTTAGGTTCACGAATCCACGCTGCACTTGACGACCACTATGCAAATGGTGTTCCACTACTCAAGGCTCATGCCAACTTGGTTGAGACTGACCGATTGCTTCTTCAGTCAGAGTTCCGTGATACGGATGCTCTTGACAGCGAAGCAGAACTTGGTCGTATCATGCTTGAGGGCTATGAGCAGTGGGTTGAGGAAAACGGTATCGATGCTGAACTCGAAATGATTTCAACTGAAGAGACCATTATTGCTCCACTGTTCAACGGTGAAGTAGAGTTGCAAGGTAAGTTGGATATGCGTGTCCGTCGTAAGATTGACGGTGTTCGTATGTTCCGCGACTTCAAGACTGTCGGTGGTTCACTCTCAGACTTTGCAAATCTTGCACCTATGAACGAACAGGTGCTAACCTACATGCTTCTGGAATCTTTCCAGAACAAAGAGGGAGAACGCTCAGAGGGTGGTATCTTTACCATGCTCAAGAAAGTAAAGCGTACTGCCTCAGCAAGACCACCGTTCTACGACCAGATTGAAGTTCGACACAATGTGTTCACGCTTCGCTCGTTCTGGAATCGTATCCACGGTACTATTGCAGACCTAATGCGAGTGCGTACAGCACTTGACCAAGGTACAGACCACACAGAAGTTGCGTATCCTCATGCGACTCGTGACTGCAAGTGGAAGTGTCAGTTCTTTACTGTATGCACATTGTTCGATGATGGAAGTGCAGGAGAACAGGCTCTAACAGAAATGTTTGAAGAGGGAGACCCCTATTCATATTACGAAAATGACAAGAAAGGTAGCGATTAACTTATGAGTGACATTCAGCGTTCACTAACAGTTATGGTCTACGGTGAGTCAAAAGTTGGAAAGTCCACTTTTGCAGTCACCGCGCCGTATCCGCGCCTAATGCTTGACGTTGAGGGTGGACACCGATTCCTCCCAATCGTCGTTAAGTATTGGGACCCACTACGAGAAGAACCACCAGTTGCAGACGGAACGTGGGACACTTGTGTCGTACAGGTTCGCAACTATGATGATGTTATTAAGGCATATCAGTGGCTTCAGAGTGGTAAGCATCAGTTCAAGAGTTTGATTATTGACTCAATCTCAGAACTACAAGTTAAGTGTATGGATTCAATTGCTGGCAGTGAGCAGATGAAGATGCAACAGTGGGGCGAATTACTTCGTCACATGGGTGGTCTTCTTCGCGACTTGCGTGACCTCACAATGCACGCAACGAATCCACTAGAAGCAGTTGTCCTGACTGCAATGGCTCGTACAGGTCAAGATGGTCGTTACCGTCCTTACCTACAGGGTCAACTTGCAATTCAGGCTCCTTACTTCTACGATATTCTTGGTGGAATTACCATCGAGGAAGTGCCGAATCCTGACCCAATGCAATCTCCATACAAGGTTCGTAAAATGTATGTAGAGCGCACTGCTCAGTATGAAGCAGGAGAACGTGTCCAAGGTCGACTTGGAGCAATCGTTCAGCAAGAAAATCTATCCATTGAACGTATGTTAGACATTATCTTTGGAGAGAAACAATCTGTAGCAACTGCTACCAAAACGACAACAAAGAAAGAGGGTTAAGGTATGAGTACCTTAAACTGGACCGACCTCATCAAAGAGGCTGGCGAAACTGCATCATACGAACCACTACCAGATGGTGATTACGACTTGGTAATCCTTGAGGGCGTTGCAAAGCAAACTCAGTCTGGCAAGACCATGTTCTCAGTTAAGGCTGAAGTTCAGGGTGGTCCACACAACAAGCGTCTCGTTTGGGACAACTTGGTTGTAACAACCGATAACCCAAGTGCACTTGGTATCTTTTTCTCAAAGATGTCTGCTCTTGGTTTGAATCGTGAGTTCTTTAATCAGGCTCCAACTAATGCTCAGATTGAACAGGCTCTTCGTGGTCGTGCTTTCCGTGCTCAGATTGGTAGCCGTGTCTGGCAGGGCAATAAGAAGAACGAAATCAAGCGTTACTACTCTGCACAGACAGCCCCTGAGGTTGCTGTAGAGGCTCCTGCACCAGCACCTGCTGCTGCACCAGCACCTGCTCCTGCACCAGCCCCAGCACCTGCTGTGGCTCCTGCACCACCTGCTCCATTCTAAGTCTTTGGCTTAGTGAGATTACCTTCCAGCGAAAGTTGGAAGGTTTTCTCATTAGTCCACATACTATAGAAACAAGATAGGTTGTAAGTATGAAAGTACTTGTTACTGGTTGCAGTTCTGCTCAGACTTCGGAGTCTGTGGCAAAGAAACTACCTACCTTTACTAGTCTCTTTGTACAGGCTCTTAGGGAGTCTGGGCATGATGTGGTGTGGGATACGCCATCTATTCGATGGGACGAAGAGTACTTTAAGCAGTACGACACAGTAGTAGTTGGTCTTACTGCACCAACAAGCATTACAGCACACCGTTTGTATGGAGCGTTGTCAGTAATTGATAAGGCTCAGAAGGTCACAAATGTTAAGTATCTAATTGATGCTCCAGAACCTTATAAGTTGTGGAATGGGATTAGGGCTATTGCCAATAACCCAGAAGACCTTGTAAAAAATTTTTATTCTCAAAGAAATGAATTTAGATTAGCATCTGAGCCAAAGAATTTATCAAGGCTACAAAAAGTAATTTCTGATTTATATGAGAATACTTGGAACGAAACAATAGTTCCTGCTTTTCCGTGGTCTACAGAATCTGATGTAACTAAGCACATACCAAATCTTCCTAGCGAAAGAGTAAATCTTTTGTGTTTGGATTCTTTACTATTTAAGAATCTAAAAACAGATGCTGTTCATATGAAAGGTGAGACTATTGGTTGGTCATATGACCAGAAGACATCTTGGGTGAGCAAAATTAGTAAGACACTATCTAATAGCGTTAGTCCCATGACGAGCAAAGATTCTTCTGCTTTGGCTAATATCAATAAATCTATTGGCTCCTTGATTTCTGTATACAAAAATAATGAGCCGTGGTGGTCAGTTAATCTTGCTCAGTCTTTGTATGTGCATACTCCAGTTGTCACAGATTGGCAGCATTCATCTTTTCTTGGTTATTCGTGGTCAGTTCTCGCTCAGGCAATTGAGGATATGTCTAATAGCGAAAGAGTATTTCTGGCTAAGGCTCAGAAAGAAAGGTATCTAGAGATGATAGATACCTATGAAGAAATTATGTACAAGGTTCCAGAAATTGTTTTTAACAATTAATAGATATAGATAGATTGGAAAATGATGTAAATGAAAAACATCGATATGGAATGGGTTAAGTCCCAATTAGAAAGTGCTGGTGTTTCTATTTCTGTAGGCTCATCAGTTATGACTCTCATTGATGTGTGGTCTAATCTAGAGCACGCAGATATCAGTGATGAACAAGTTTTAGAAGTATTTTCTAAACTTTGTAAGGGAACTGCAATTGTTGAAACTCCAACAAATGAAGTATGGCAACCTGCAGGTCCTGGCTTTATCCGCGTAGGCGATGAAGTACGAGTTATGGCAGACGCTTTTGAAGGTGAACTTGGTCAACTACATAATGGTCGTCGCGGTCGTGTTGTTGCTGTTCGCTATGGTGACATCATCATTAAAACTACTGATGGTAAAGAGCCAACTCTAGACGGTGCACACTACTCTCCTTACAAACTTGAAAAATTGGTAGCAACATTATGAGCGTAACCACAACACTAAAATTTTTTATATCTAGTGACTCGTATGAAGAAATTGTAGAAATAGCAGAAAGTAGAATTTCTGAGTTTTTTAACGTAGAGTTAGACAACGTAAGAAGAAAATTTAGTTACGAAATCGATGTCACAGAAGACTTAGATTCAGTAGGAGATTCCATGTACAACGCAGTAGTTATTGTGAGAGGTAGAGATGTCTGAACAGCCAGTTGAGGAAGTAAGTCTTAGAGTATCGGCACTTAGAGAAGCAGCCAGAATTGTTTCTGGTGACCGTAATGTTCAGTATGGTGGACCTGAAGAAAATTTCACTCGTACTGCTCAAATCTGGTCAGTTATTATGGGCATTGAATTTACTGCAGAAGATGTAGCAATGATGATGGTCGGTCTTAAGGTTGCTAGGTATGTAAACCGTGGTGGTTTCCAGCCAGATACTTGGGTTGACATCGCAGGATATGCAGGTTGTGGTTATGAAGTTGGTAGTTTAGAAGCAACTAAGCAAGATTCTAACTAAGAGAGAGATAAAATCTTGAGTGACAAACTCCAAGAACCTTGGAAATTTGAGCAACCCGTATGTAGAGAAATTGGTGTTGAAGCGTTTTATGCAGGTGATGAGGATGACCCTCAATCACTAGATAGTAATGTATTAAACAACCAACTAGCCAAAAAACTTTGCCAAACGTGTGAGCATATTGTTGAGTGCGCTGAGTGGGGTATCCGCCACGAAAGATTTGGTATTTGGGGAGGTCTATCTCCATACGAGTTAATTGCTGCAAGAAAGAATAGAAATATTATTATGCAGAGCATAGACCTTCCTAGACTCCTGTAGAATCTGAGATAAGAGTCCTAGCAGGAGGTCTGAAATGGCAGCAGAGCAAGCACCTAGACCTATGGCTCTTTGCGAATTATGTTATTTGGATGACCATACAAGATGGGAACCAGAAAGCATGAATGAAAATGGCGAAGTATTAATGCGCTTGACTGGTGTGGATGTCCCAGAAAAAGTAAATACGGAGTCTGTAGAGACCTGCTGTATGTGTGGAAATCTTACGGTGGCTGGAATCTTTGAAATGCGTACCCCAACTGAAGTTTATTTTCTAGAGACAATAGATGACAACGATAGATTTGTCTTATCTCTAGATGACACGGAAGAAGATGATGAATTTTGAAAGATATCAGAGTAGGTGAATCCCTGTGGGATGAGTGGTGTGGAGAAGGATACGAACTTTCCCCTCCTCATATGCTTGTCTTTTATACTATTGACCATGTGGCTACTGATAATGAACTTGTTCGTCGTGCTCTAGCATCTTGTCTTCAGAGAGATGGAGTATCTGATTCACTTGCAGATGCATTTAGATGTCTTGAATCATCATATACAAATCATCTATGGGCTGGATATGTTGATGACGGTAATCAACTTGAAATTTGTGATGAGTATGGTCTCACCGAATACGGTGATTTAGTGGATGAAGTATTTTCTATTACTTTAGTTGAATTTTAAATCTTTAGCGTGTTTAGACAGTTTTGTCTGTAACTTCTACTCTATACTTGTAGTATGTGGAAACCTGCAATCAGCCTTAATTGGCAAAAAAATGCCTTATGCGCTGACCCTCTAAATAAAAGATTTGTGCAGTTATTCTACTCAAAGGACCCTAAAGAAAAAGCAGAAGCAAAAAATATGTGCTTTGGGTGTCCTGTTAGAAAAGAGTGTCTACAGTGGGCATTAGAACATAGAGAAATCTGGGGTGTATGGGGTGGTAAAGATGAAATTGAACTTCGTAGAGCCTTATCTGTTGCCTACAATGGTGAGGAACGTAGACGTAATCGTCCACCTAATTGTCCTTACTGCACTGCCCGCCCTAGCAAACTAGAAACTTCAATTGAGAAACTTCCGCCAGGCGGACGCTGGACCCGTGCCAAAGTTGTAACTTGTACAGAATGCGGATTTGCTTGGCGTGGTCGCTCAAGTGCAAATGCTGTTGAAGCATATAAGGCTGATAGAGAATCCAAGAAGAAAGAAAAAGAAGCCAAGAAAAAAAGTTCTACGGCTGAATAATACTAATATCTCTTCTTGGGTTGAATCCTTCTCCAACAGTAAACGTAAGTAGACCGGGCTGACTTTCTAGACCTGCTCTATCACGCCACCAAGGACTACCGTTATCAGTAGTTGGAGCCTGAAGCCATAAACGTGAGCCGATATCAAGTGCCTTGAAGTGGTGATAGTGACCTGACACCCATAGGTCTGCTTGACCTAATGCAGTTTGTCCTGCTGCCTGACCTGACAAATACTTAACTACGTCAGTACTAAATTGATGTCCATGGAATAGACCTACAAGAGTTCCACAGATATTTACTGTAAGAGTCTGGTGGTCTTTCTCTGGATAACGGAACTTAACGTGAGCCAGAGCGTCATTCTCAGCGCAAGCATCTTGAACTGCTGATGCAATTTCTACGTTCCAACCGTCTGATGGGTCTGTTACAACTTGTCGTGTAACTTCATCATGGTTTCCATTGACAACTGCAATAATCATTTCTTCGCAGTGAGGTGCAAAAGTTTTAATCTGTTGCATCAAAAGACGACGAGCAACACGAGTCTGTTCTGTCTGCCCAAGGTCTGATGCTGATGGACTTTGTAGACGACCATTCTGAGAAGTATTACCTTCCACATGGTCACCAGCAAGAAGCATAGAAACCGTTCCTAGACTACGACCAATCTTCTGTAGTTCCTTGTATCGCTGAAACGCTCCATCAGTGACGCTTAAAATTTTCTGGATTGAATCTTCAGTTCCCCGACCATTGGCTTTCTTACCAATCTGCTGGTCTGATGGAACGATTACAAATGCACCATCTCCAGTTGCTTGCTT